GCCAAGGAGCTCAACGGCAACCAGATCTACGGGGTTGGTCCAGCTGTAGCGCAACCTAAGGTATCTAAGGCTCTCAGTGCCATCAACATGGACATTTTATCGGACGAACTAAAAGCCTTCGTTCAGACACTCGTATAGTCCCCGGGGTGTGCTAGTCAATAGAGGCTAGGTGCTATGAAGCTTCATAACATCCAGGGTTGTCTCTGGCACTAATAAAATTTTAGGGTATAATATCAATTCGCAGGGTAGTGGAAGGGTCACCATTTTAGGCTCATAACCTAAAGCACTAAGTTCGAGTCTTAGTCCTGCATCCAAGTTTAATAAATATGTGGGTCTTTCTCTTGATCAAGACTGGCTCACGTAATGCGAGCCAGAAGGGAAGGACCCACATGACAAAACAATGTACAAAATGCTTAGGCAATCCACAACCGTTAGAGAACTTTTATAAGTCTAAACGTGGACTATATGGACATCAATCTCGGTGCAAGGTCTGCTGTGATCGGCAACGCTTAGAGTGGGTGAAAGCCAACCCTGATAAGATTGCAGCAATAGACAAAAAATACGCTAAAGATCACCCTGAAAAATGTAGAGCAAAGAAGAAGCGTTGGCAGAAAAAGTACCCAGAAAAGGTAGATGCTAAGCGCATTGAAAAATTGTATGGCCTTAATCCAACTCAGTACAAGGCATTGTTTGAACATCAAAAGGACTTATGTGCGCTGTGCAAACGACATAAGTCGATAATCGCTTTAGGTTTACATGTTGATCATAATCACGCTAATAAAAGAGTAAGAGGACTACTGTGTCCATCTTGCAACCAAGCTCTTGGTTTGCTGCAAGACAGCCCAGACTTGTGTAACTTGGCTGCTCTCTACTTGATAGATGATGGCAAAAGCATCGAACACGTCATAAATCCTGATCTTATAAATTTGCATGAAGAAAAAGACACCAGTGGTTGAAAAACCTCTTCGTGATCCAGACCACATAAGCAAAAGAGGGGTTTGGTATTTCTGGGCGCCAGAGTGGGTAAGAGGAACGAGTTCGGCAAACGATAAGTTCGGCAAGATAAAGGCTGTCCTTGAGCACTCTTGTGGCTTACACGGTAAGGGCGCACATAAAAACTGTACGTGCCCAAAAACTGTCAACCTCTATATGGTCTCCAAAGAGGGCAAGCTCACCTACATTCAAGGTTCAATTCAACAGGAGTTCAAGGATTGGCACGACGACCGTCAGATCGACTACATTTTGCTAGGTGAAACTCCTGAAACTGCATCAGAACTTATTATCAGCGAGACAGAGGATACGAAGTATGAGTAGCCTGTCTCGCAGTGAGCTTTTGAAAGAGATTATCGACCGTCTCACCTCTTTTGACGACGACATGGACACTATTCGTCGCATTGCCTCGCGTTATGGGGTTCTGCACACGCCCGAATATGATAGTCTTCTGGAGTTATTAAAGCAGCGAAAAGTAAAGTTTCACAAGGCTAAGAATAAACTGGAGAAAAAGTCAAATGAGTCGTAAACTTGAGATTCGTACCCGCATGGCCGAAGTCCAGAAGGAATTCTCTGCTCTCAGCGCTGAGATGAAGGAGATCGAAGCCACCGAGAAGCGCGAAGCTAACAAGGCCAAGTTTGCTGAGTACCTGTTCAAGGTCGGCACTTATGGCCACGCTCTCGACGAGGAAGAAAAGATTACCGACCTCACCGACGAAGATCGCGAGGGTGGACATATGGGAATGAGCGGCCTCGCCTACACCGGCTTTGAGGGTCGCTCTCAATCCTTCGGGTATGTTATGTTGAAAACGAAGGAGGAGTATAAGAGGGTTAAGAAAATTCTTACACTTCTTGATGCTGCGCAAGCACTGGCAACTGAAGGTACGAAAGACAAAGAGAAACACCTTAAGGTCCTCCTGGGAGAAGTTGATGGGTAAGCTGAATTACGTTGGTTTTGCAAAGCTCGGAAGTGTTTATGGTCCTGCTATCGCAATCGTTGAGAAGACCGAAGGCTTCACCGTCGACAATCTTAAGGAGATCATCCAGGCCAACGTTATCTTGGGTGAGCCTCTTGCTGGAGTGATCGACTCCATCAAGGCAACTAAAGTTCTCGGAGCGCAGGAGGAATAATGCCAGTTAGAGGAGACTTCTTGGATAAGACCGAAGAAGAACTAAATGCTTTTCCTGTACAGGATGTATTGGAAGGAGAGTACGACTGCACAGAATACTTCCGCGCAAAGTGCGTAGAAGCTGGCTTTCGGATTACTCACATTTACCCTGTGTTCCATCAAGGGTGGGAGTGCGATGAGTGGGGAGCTATTGGAACCAAAGATGGAAAGAGGTTTCGTTTAGAAACCTCTCATGGTGGTCTCAATCCAGTCATCTTAGAAGAAGGTCTTCCTGTCTTAAAAACAATTAAAGCACTTTTCTTTGGGGATGACGATGCGATTTAACTCTCCATAGTGATATGATAGATGTATCACTATGGAGAAACTTATGAAATCATGCACAAAATGCAAAGAAATTAAGCCTTTAACTGAATTTTATAACCATGTAAAGCACGGTCCAAGACCAGAATGTAAGGCTTGCACCAAGCTGCGCAGCGCCAATATTTGGAAAGATAAGAAGGAAGAACTGACGCTGCGCAATAGAAACTGGTTGGACAACAACAAAGAGAGACGAAAAAAATACACAAAAGTTCAAAATCTAAAACGAAAATATGGACTTACATTGGAGCAATATGAAGCAATGTTGTTAGCCCAGCGTGGCAAGTGCCCCATATGTAACAAAGAACTAGATGCTTGTGCTCAAAAAGACGTTGATCACTGCCATAACACAGGAAAAATTAGAGACATACTTTGTAGCAATTGCAATAAGGGCTTAGGTTGTTTTGACGACAATCCTGAATGCATGATAGCAGCCGCAGAGTATGTCAAAAGACATCAAGGGGTAATATGATCGTTTATAAACAGGGAGATGTTCTTGAGTCCGACGAAAAGGTTATTGCTCACGGATGTAATTGCAGCGGCGGATTTGGGTCTGGGTTTGCAAAGTCCGTGGCTGAAAGGTACCCGACCATACGGGAAGCTTACCTTCACAGGCATAATACAAGGGGTTGGAAGCTTGGGGACGTACAGAATATTAACGTGGGTGACGGATCAGGGCGCAACATTGTCAATTGTGCTACACAGCAATGCTATGGTAGGCCCGACCAAGGCCCTTATGTTTCTTATCCTGCTATTAGAGAAGTTATTAAAAAGCTAGCGAAGTCTTACCCAGGCGGTTTCGCGATGCCTAAGATTGGCGCAGGTTTGGCCGGCGGCAACTGGGACATCATCTCTGAAATTATAAACGAAGAGACTGGAACCATAGAAGTTCGCGTCTATGTCTTGGGATGAAGAGTGGAGACCTCACGCTGAGTCAACAAGTATCTCCTGCTGAGGAGAAGACTGGAATGCTGAAGACGGTGTTTCTCAATGGTAAGTTCGACAATATCCAAACCCTGAGCGAGATCCGCACTCGTCTGCTCAGCAACCTCAACAAATAGGAGTAATTATGAAGTACTTTGCTTTTGGTTTCGTCTTCGGTCTCGTCATCCTCGGTGTTATGATCAACCTTGCTAGAGCTGATAGCTTTGACAACGATGTCACTTCCGTGCCCGCTGACTCGTCTCCCGTGGCTGGTAGCGTCTATGTGCCGTCGACTGCAACCTCGGACGGCACCAACGACGTGACCTCGCAGACTGACGACAGCGCGGTTCCTCCTGCTACCTCCACCAACAGCGACGCAGCTGTTGGTAACGGATCGAACGACGTCACCAGTCAGTAATCTCTGAAAATATAAACCCCAGTGAGGGGAAAACAAAGTGAACTTCAGGAAGGTCTCATTAGAGGACTACGAAGTCGGCAGAAAATATAGGGTTCAAACAAGGAACTACTATGTTTCTGCCGCTGTCGAGGAGTTCCACGGCGGTGCTTCGTGCCTCATCATGAACACTAAGACGCACGACGAAACGTTCTTTGGTCCCTCCAAGAAGGAGTACCGCGTCTCCAATAGCAGCCGTATAAATGGCTGGATGAGTCAGGTGAACGGTGGCTCGTAAGCGAAGAAGGAGAAAGTACTACAAAGACTTTCTCTTTAAAGATTCATGCGATGGCTTGGGTACGTTTAGAGGTGCTGAGTCCAACAAGCCGATTGCTAGGCGCAGCTATTCATTCTCTATATTCGATCAAGACAACATCTGCATCGAGTTGGAAAATAAGAATGGCAAGCGCAAGTTTCACAACGTAAGCATTAAGAAAGAAGTTCGCAAAGTTAACTCGCACACCGAGAAATTGAACGGGTATAAGGACCGCATAAAAGGAAGGTAAACGTGGCAGAAAATCCGACCGAAGGCAGATTCAAGATTAAGAAGATCACCAAGTTCAAGGACCTCGTGGAGAACCAGATTCTCGAGCTTCCTGAGAGCGACCTTTGCTTCCAGAACGAAGAGACGATCATTCAGATGAAGTATGAGCGAGCCGAAGAGGATCGCAAGTACGAGATCAAGCCTGGCATCTACACTCTGATTGAGACTTCCGCTGGTCTTGCGACGTCCAAGGTGGAGCTCAAGAAGCGCGGCTTGCTCGAGACGATCGATAACACCAAGCAGATCATCCGCGAAGCTCGCACGTTCTTCAACAAGCTGGATGTGTACGAGCGCCTCAACCGCCCCAAGAAGCGTGGTGTGCTCCTCTACTCCAAGCCAGGCATGGGCAAGACCTCTGCCATCGAGAAGTTCTGCGGCGACGCGGTCAACGAAGATGCTGGTACCGTGGTGATCATCTGGCCGACCTCGGACATCGAAGCTGACTCCGTGTGTCGCTTCATGAGCACTCGCTCTGAGTACACGGCGGAATGTACCCGCCTCGTCCTCATCATCGAGGACATTGGTGGTGGTGAGCGCGATGGTGACCATGGTCGCTCGGCAGTTGACTCAGGATTGCTCAACCTCCTGGACGGGGTTGGCGTCACCTTTAGATTGCCCACGTTTATCGTGGCAACTACTAACCACCCAGAGAACCTCCTCGAAAGTCTTGCCGATCGTCCCGGTCGCTTCGACCTGATGCTCCAGCTCAATCCTCCTACTCACGAGGAGAAGGTGCAGCTCCTTGGATTCATCTCCAAGCGCGAGCTCACTGACGAGGAGAAGGAGAGCATCGGCATGAAGGGCTCTGAGGAGTTCAGTATCGCCCATCTCGAGGAGATCGCTGTTCGCAGCCTTCTCCACGATAAGACTTACAAGCAGGTCGTGGAAGAGCTGGTCGCTCACTCGAAGCGCTTCAAGAAGAATTTCGAAGACAAGAAGGGCAACCTCGGATTCTGATCCATGTTCGACGATTGGGAGTGGGGAAGCAAGGATGAAGACGACTGGGCGAAGGTTGGAGATAAGTGTTGTCGCCGCGTTGCCGACCTACTTGACTTCCTCGTCCTCTTAAAGGTTATAGGACCTGGAACAAACTTTGACGGACAAGGTGACCTATACGTAGAAGAGTTCGTCGACCGTCACTGGAAGGTATAAATGTTTGAATATTTAGCAGGTCTTGTGACGATGATGCTCATGTTGCTGCCAATAAGCTTCTTTATATTGGCTCCGTTACAGCGTTACATAAAAAGGAGAACCCGTGACCGTTAGACAAAAGATTTTCTTCTGGTCTGAAGACGACAAGGAACAGTACGGTTGCTTCTCCAACTTCTATCCTGGTCCATACGAGATCGATGGAAAGGAGTGGCCAACTACTGAGCACTACTTCGCCGCCATGAAGACGATGGACGAGAGCCAACGTGAAGACATTCGCAAGGCACTGACGCCTTTGGACGCCAAAGGAATGGGTCGCATAGTTACTCTTCGCCCTGACTGGAACGACGTGAAGTATGACGTCATGATCGATGCGCTCACGGCCAAGTTCGGTAACAACATGAAGTTAAAAGAGATTTTGGTTTCAACCGGCGACGCACTTATATACGAAGACTCTCCTTACGACAAGGTTTGGGGTACGGGCGAGCGAGGCGGTGTCGGCAAGGGTCAGAATCTATTAGGAAAAGCGTTGATGCAAGTTCGCGCTGCACTTTCCGAGACGTGATAGAATAAGGAACCGCCTGTTCAGAAGCTGAGCCAGAGATTTATAAACTCTACAAGCAGGAGATACCTGTTGGAACTGGGAGCGTTACCCAGCAGGCGGACCAATTTTATGTCTGACGATAGATGGAAAACCACTTTCGAAATCAAGCACACCATAATAGATGCAACTATGGACGACGATCCAATCTCGTTCAAGAAGCACATGTGGCAAGTCGTCAACACCCATAACGGCGTAGTCGTAGGAACCTACCGCGACTCATCCTACGCTGTCAAGCAAGCAAGAAGAAAATATAAAAAGCTTGTCAGACTCATGGAGAAAACCTTCATGAGTTTGGCTTGAAATGGTCGGTTAGTTTGCATGTTTGCGGCCATTTATATACTCTAAAGTGTAAACACGACTACACTACCAAAAAGCTACCCCGATGATGGGAGTGTCGAAGATTATAGGTCGGGTAGAGGTTGCTAGTGCCGCGGTAACTAAAAACCGCATGATATGTTGGTATCGAGCACTAGCAACCTATTCCTAGCTTTGTCAAATATCTGATTGTATAATCACACAGACAATAATCCAATAAAATCAAGGAGATTCTCATGTCACATAAAGGGTATACTCTCAACTATTTTATCGACTTCTTCAGCAACATTCCTGATCACCAGTGGTGCACTGGCCGCAACCAGAAGGACAACACTGTTCAGCATTGCGCCCAAGGCCACGCCCTTCGCGACCCTCGTACCACCCTCGGTAACACCAGTAACCCAAACAGTGCAAAATTGAAGGCACTCGAAAACTTCCTCGGTGTCAGCGTTGTGGCTATCAACGACGAGAGTGGCACCTTTGGCGATCTGGGCAGTACGCCTCGTGGTCGCGTTCTTCGTGCTCTCCGCAACCGTAAGCGCTACGGCAACATCCGCGGCAAGAACAGTAAGTAATCCGAAACTAGGGAATGCCGGAGGTATTCCATAAATGCCTGCAGTGAATCGTAGTTATAACAGTCCCAATAACCCCTCGAAAGGATCCACAATGGATTTCCGTAAGATTAAGCTCCTGTCACTCCTCGTTGTAGGTGTGGTAGGTTTGTTCCTGCTCATCGGCGTCGGCCGCGGATTGGTCGGCACGAACAATGCCGGCTTCTACCAGGTGAAGCAGGCTGCTGTTACCGGTACTATGACCGTCATCGATCAGCCAGGTTCCTACCTGCGCCTTTTCGCCGACGTTCATACCTACCAGGTATCGGATATGCACTACTTCTCCAAGAGCAACTTGGACGGTGGCGCAGGAGATGAGTCCAGCCCTATCCATGTTCGCTTCAACGACGGTGGAACTGCTGAAGTTTCCGGAGCGATCAAGTATCGCCTTCCTGTTGACCCAGTGAAGCGTCTCAAGATCCACCAGGATTTCAAGAGTTACGAAGCCTTCAAGCATGACCTCATTCGCCAGACGGTGGCTGAAGCCATGATGCAGACTGCCACTCTCATGAAAGCCGAAGAGTCCTACTCGACTCGCCGGTCTGAGTTCACCAGCCTCGTGGAAGACCAGATCAAGATCGGTATCTACGACGTTACCGCTCGCGAGATCAAGAGTGCAGACGCCGACGGCAACGAGCTCGTGGACCATGAAGTCTTCGTGAAGAAGGACGAAAAGGGTCTGCCAGTGATCCGCAAGATTTCACCTCTCAGCCAGTACGGCGTCGAGGTTGTCTCTTTCACTATCAAGGAACTCGACTTCGATCCGACTATCGAAGCGCTCATTCAGAAGAAGAAAGAAGCTGAGCAGCAGAAGGTTGTCGCTCGTGCGAACGCTGAAAAAGCCAAGCAGGATGCTATCACCGCACGCGAACAGGGCAACGCCAAGATCGCAACTGAAAAGGCTGAGCAGGACGTCCAGAAGATCAAGGAAGTCACCATCGCTCAGAAGGAATTCGAAGTCGCCAAACTTCGCGCACAGCAGGCTCAGCAAGACGCTCTGGCTCGCATCACGAACGGTCGTGCCGAAGCTGAAGTTAACAAGCTGAAGGTTGCTGCTGGTCTCACTCCCCTGGAGCGTGCCAACATCGACAAGGAAACTGCGATCGGCGTTGCTAGTGAGCTCGCTAAGGTTCAGTTCCCCGGCATGATGGTTCTCGGTGGTGGCGGTGGTAACAACCCAACCAATCCATTCGAAGCTGTCGGTCTCGAGTCCTTCCTCCGCATCAGCAAAGAGTACAGCGATAAGACGACTAAGTAAGTGAAGTTCGCTAGTCTAGGGTACCTGAGTTAGGACTAGTGGAACCGTGGGCCTCGCGGTCGGAGGGGTTCAAATCCCCAGGGGCACAATTTTTAAAGGAGAATAACATGCCAGCATTACTTGATATCGCTCTCGCTCTGATGGTTCTTGCAGGAGCTTTCTTCCTCGGCTCAGTGGCTCTCGCCCTCTTCAAAGAGATCAAAGGTGGAAACAATGACCAAAACAACACTCCTGGTAAGTAATGTCATCATCGCTTGCTTACTGGCGGTTGGACTTCATGGTTGCACAGATGCTGAGCAACAGGCCGCCAAGACCGCTGCTGAGACCAGCAGCCCAAACAGCTCGGCGTTAACGGATACTGCCTTACCTCAGCCGGACGTCACTAAGTCTCCTGAGCCAGAGGCAACTCCGGAAACACCAACTGAACCTGAAAAGGTTACTGAGTACATGTTGGACGATCACGTGGTCTGTACATGCCTCACTCAAAGTGAATGTGGAATCACTGTGACCCACTGCGGAGACGGAAAGATTAGGGCGTGCATGCATAACGTCACGTACTCTGAAATTGAAATGACAAAGAACGACACTAACAACGTCAACTGTAGTTAAGTAGTTGGTTCTTTAGGAAGCTCCGTAGGCGTAACTGCTTGCGGAGCTTTTTCTATTTGTTGGCCTTGATTGTGTTTGCCGCGCTGGTTAATAACTGTAAATTCCAAGGCACATGAAGTCCACTTACATTTTCACCCTGTAGAGGACAAATGTGATCAACGTCTATAGGTTCATTTAAGATAGATTCGACCCATTTAGCAACAACGTAATAACGCTTTATCTGTTGAAGCTGCTCTTCTATGAGCCATTTAGGCGTAGCATTAAGCTTAGCAGCTCTGCGTTTTGCCTGTATCGCATTCTTAATTGGTCGGTTGTTTTTTGTCCATAGGGCACTCTTTACTTTAAGTTCTACTTTGTGAGCTTCATACCAAACCTTATTGCGCTCTTTTTCTTTTGTGTCATGTCTGGCCTTGTACTTCCTTGAGTATTGATTAGTCCAGTCTTTACATGGCACCGAACGACATTTTTTAGAACAATATTTAGCTTTTTGAGCGTGACTCTTATCTACGAACGAAGTGGCACATATTAAGCAAACTTTATTTGACCAATAATGCTTCATCTTGTTTCATCTCGACAGTGGAAGTTTCTGGTGAAGCAGTGTCAACGACAACAGCGGGATCTGCGGGTTCCTTAGAAATGGTATTAAGTTCTAACTTAGGTACCTTAACTCGGTTAATCCTAGAGTAAATTTCTCCCAGTAACTTTTGTAATTCTTTAACGTCTGGAGTTTTCTTAAGAGCAGCTTGACGAACTTTTCTTAAGTTGCCGCGCTTTTTAGACTCGACTATTTTATCAGCCATACCAAGAGTAATGGCTTCGTTAGCCGTAAGGTAGACATCGCGCTGGCAAACGTCCTCCCAGAATTCTCTTGGCATCCTAGTGTTGCTGGTATAGATGTCGTATAGAACACCCTGAAGGCGCTTCATCTCGGTAGCTGTAATTTGAGAGTCGGTATGCTTCCCGCCAACGTCATCTTGACCATCGTGGACCATAACTGTAGCATGGGGATGTAAGTAGCGCTCGTCGCAGGCCACCATGATCCACGTAGCGGATGACATGATAGCTCCGCCACCATAGAACTTAACTTGACATGGGCAACTTAGGATCTCGTCATGGAGTCGAAGCATGGCGTAAGCATCGCCGCCATAGCTGTTCATATGCAGCTCTATAGGCTTCCCCGGTGCTTCTAGAGCCATCTTATGAAGAGCTCTGATTGCCAACTCTATAGACGCAGGAGTGAAATCAGTTACAGAGTCTGGCTCAGCACTCATGTGGCCAAAGTAAATACGTCTACTCTTGACATCTATACCGTATTCAAACAAGTCGGTGAGTTCAGTCTGAGTTGCCATTTTGTGTTCGACCCTTATTCCAGGGGATTCTACCCTTAGTCTTGACGCTTATTTTAAGTTTGGACTCTTTTGAATGGGGTATACCCTTATTCCAAGGAGTTGAACCGATTTTTGCTGCCCTGATTTTTGCTTTTTGCTCTTCAGATATTGGTTTGTGTGGCCTTCCTGTACATTTAGCTCTTATTATTGCTTTAGTTTCTTCAGAGTGGGGTACACCTTTTCTGTTGCCCAGTCTTCCTTTTCCAGCAGCGCTAATTTTTGCTCTATGTTTGGTGGACAAACTTTTTCCCTTTTTGGCAAGACTCATTTTGACTTTTGCTTCTTCGCAGTGTTTACCTCCACCATCTCCACCACCTTTTAAGTTATAACCATTTGGTGCCATAGTCTTAAGCATCTTAATGACAAACACTTCGCGACTATTTAATTCTTTTATAGAGTGACATCTAATCACGGAAACTATCTCAAAGTTTTCCAATCCGTGTTTTCGCATAGAATTATAGAGTGGATGATTAGGGTATTTGTCTTCCCTAAGTAGATTGTGCTTATGCGCACTCCATCGTTTACCTAAAGATAGTGTGGTTTGACCAACATAAGCCTTACCGTTGATTTTATTGACAATTTTGTATATTAACATAGGACCTTCTCCTTCTGTAGTTGACCCATTGCGGACCAACTACTTCTTCGAAGAAAGAGAAGATCCTACTTAACCATTATATCAGGTTGTGTTTCCGAATCTATTTAACCGTATGGGAAAATCTAAAGAGCCGCAGTTTGAGATTGTTATCCAGGTCGACACTAACGATGCCGACTACAATACCAGCTATAACAAGATTTCTAAGTCGAACCTTGAGAAGATTAAGCCGCTCATCAAGGCCATCAAGAAGTTCAAACCCTATACCGTCTCCCTTCCTCCCAAGTACGGCTACAGCAACCGCACCTGGGATCACCACGCTAACTGGCCGTCCGGCGAGTGCCAACGCGATGACTTAGGTGAGAAGTCACCCCGCAACCTATATGCTGGAGTGGTATCTGAGGACGTCTTTGAGATGTTTGAAGAGCTTCTTCCATACGGTGAGCATGGCTTTCATACCATCGAGTCGATTGAAGTGACTCCCTACGTCAAGAAGACCAAGCTCCTCTGATTCTGAATCTAGGAAACATCATGAAGAAAACTGAGACGGTTGCAGAGTTCTTGGCCAAGGGTGGGAAGATCACTATCATTCCACCTGTTCAGCCTACCGTAAAGACAGAGAGTATAAAGTCCACCTCTAATGGTGGTCCCGCAATCATCATGTCGATGGGTGAAGCTGACCTTTATTACGGTGAGCATAAGGCTAAGAAGCCAAAGAAAGCCACAGCACCAATCGATCTTTCGGCTCTGCCCGAGGCATTGCGCAAAAAATATGTTGACGAGGTGATCAATGCCAGTGAGAGTGAAGAAGAAGACGACTGATATCGAAGAGATTCCAGCAAAGCCACCAGTTGAAGTGGGCAACTTCTCAGTTGTCCTCTCGATAGAGGAGATGTTCTCGTTGGTGAGCTTGCTTACCTTCTCTAAGAAGATCTTTGAGAAGATGGCCGACAATTCGCTTAAGGTGGGCGACGTTGCTGCTATGGAAATTTACAATGCTCACTCTAAGGTGAGCATTGACATCTACCAAAAACTGAACGCTGTTGCTGGCATTGGTGAACCCACTTCGAGAGAAGTTCATTAATCCTGAAACTATCATGTGTTGTATCGAATAACATTGGAGGAAAACCGTAAATGAAGCCGTCTCATATCTTGACCATTCTGGATACTGCCTATGCTGCTCGTATGGCAGGCGAAGTCATGAATCCCCTTTTCACTGGCGAAGCAGGTCTCGGTAAGTCCCAGATTTGTCAGCAATGGGTGAAAGATCAGCGCAAGCGCAATCCGAAGTTCGGCTTCGTCGATCTGCGCATCGCGTACATGGAAGCTCCCGACCTCATCGGCTTCCCCGAAACTGCCAAGGATAACAATGGCGTGGTTCGTACCTGCCATCGTCTCCCTGAGTTCTGGCCAACCGAAGGCGAAGGCTTGATCCTTCTGGAAGAGCCGAACCGCGGCACGACTGGCGTCATGAACTGCCTCATGCAGGTTCTCACCGATCGCAAGATTCACAACTACACTCTGCCCGAAGGTTGGCTCCTCGCGGGTTGCATCAACCCAGACTCTTCTGAGTACGATGTCAACACCATGGATGCCGCACTCAAAGATCGCTTCGAAGAGCATGAGATCGAGTATGATCCCTTGACGTTCATGGAATTCATGGACAAGAGCAACTGGAACGAGAGTATCCAGCGCTTCATCGGCGACGCCATCTGGATGTACAAGACTTCCAAAGAGCTGGGTCAGGGTGGGAAGTACATCTCGCCTCGTACCTGGTCCAAGGTCCAGGCTTCTGAGCGTGCTGGCGTTCGCAAGAATCGTCAGCTCCATCGCATGATGGTGACGTCCATCCTCGGCAAGGACATCGGAAACGAGTTCCACAAGTACTGTTACGATCAGGCTCCAGTCACGGCGACTGAGCTGCTCAAGGATCGCGCGGTCGCGCTGTCCAAGCTGCGCGAGCACTCACACCCCGACACGTACAAGGGCGATATGCTTGCTGCCACGGTGGAGAGCATCACCAAGGCGTACGGCGGAGCCAAGAAGGACTGCAAGTCTGACCAAATCGACGAGGACATGATGGCCGAAGTGGCCAAGATCATCCCTGCCGACTACGCCGTCAATCTCATCAAGGCTTGCGGCTTCAAGCAGACCAAGGGTCGCATGAGCGACTTCTTCAACGACTTCTGCAAGCGTCACCCTGAGCTCATCGACGTGCTCAAGGCGAATCTCAAGTTGTCTCGGGCCGTGGATGCGGGTAAAGCGGGTAAGTAGCCCAAAGTTGACCGGGAGCGGGTGTTCCTCCACCACTCCCGGTCTTTCTTTTTTCTGAAACTATAAGAGGCCAGAGGGATTCACATGTCGTCACGCATTCGTCCTAAGGTTTCAAAAGAGACGCTCGATCACGAGCAGGTTGCGGTTGAGTTGAAGACTCGCGCTCTGGCTTCCGCCATCTACGAGTGCAGCAAGACTCACCCATTCCTGGGTTCGGTTCTGCAGTGCCTCACGATCTCATACGGCCACGTCATTCCCACTGCTGGTATCATGTTCAACACGGATGCCAAGCGTTGGGACATGATCATCAATCCTTACTTCTTCTGCAAGAAGCTCAATCTTCTCGAGCAGAAAGCCGTGCTCTTGCACGAGCTGAGTCACATCACCCACAAGCATCCACTCCGCGTGCCATTCCTCAAGATCTCGGCTCGCAAGCGCATGCTCATGAACATCGCTGCCGACATGGCGATCAATCAGTTCATCAAGAACCTTCCCAAAGGCTGTCCTCAGTGTCCTAAGCCCGAGGAGCGCAAGCCATGCGAGAACGATCTGTGTCCCGGCAGAGCAATCATGGTCGAAGACTACCACGACGTGGATGAGAAAACTGGCAAGCAAGTTCCGTGGGAAAAGAATCGTACCATGGAATACTACTACGAGAAGCTCCTGCAGCGCTTCGAAGACCCCGACAACGAAGAAGATGACGGCGATGGAGAGGGTGAAGGCGAAGGGGAAGGTCAGGGTAAGGGCAAGGGAAAAGGTGACGGCAAGGGTCGCGGCAATGCTGGCGGCGGAGCTGATACCGGCGATCTGCCTCAGACGCTCGACGAGCACATGTGGGATGTAGCATCCGAAGAGGGTGAGATGCTCGATGCCACTGAGGAGTTAGTAAAGCGTGCCATGGTGAAGGCAAGGTTGGATTACTCCAGCCTTCCCGATTCCGTGAAGGAGCTTCTCGAGGACATCAAGGCACGTCGTGCCGAGATCAACTACAAGGCTCTCATCATGCTGGCGCTGAAGCGTCATGCAGCGGGCCATGATCGCAAGAACACTTGGACGCGTAAGAGCAAGCGTTTCGGTAACAAGGCTCCAGGCACGAAGGTTGGTGACCTGCCAAAGTTGCAGAATTTCATCGACACGTCCGGCTCGATCAGCATCGAGGAAGCCAACGAGTTTCTTGAGGTCGTAGATCAGTTTCTCAGGGTGGGAGCGCGCAAGTGCAAGCTCGGCTTCTTCCACACGGCTCTCTACAAGAACGAAGATTATAAGCTGGGCACTCGCATCAAGCGCGAGGACATCCAGTCTGGTGGTACGGACCTCACTCCGGTGATGGCTGAGATCCTCAAGCGCAAGCCTGACCTCTCCGTGGTCATCACGGATGGTTGCTACGGCGACGTTCCTGTTGAATCGTGGATGAAGCCAGGTGAAAAATTTCCCACAACGCTCTTTATAATTTCAAAAAGCGGTACGGCAGATCACCCTTTGAAACGTCTTGGGTCGACAGTGCAGATACCTGACGGAGCGGCAAGCAAAAAGCGGTAACTTATTGTCTATCTTCTTGCGTCCTCATGGACCAAGCGTTCCTACCTGGACCTAGACGGCAAGAGGATGCCTTGCAAAGATGTTGAGTTGGTTGATTGGGAAGAATTTAGCGGAGACCGCAAAGGAGAGGAAGATGTCAGTTAAGAAGGCGCAGAAAATCGTCAATGAGATCGAGGACAGACTTGGAATCACCATGACTGCCTACAACAACTCCGAACTCGAGTGGCTCAAGAGCGAACTCGAAAATTTCCTGGATCTAGAAATTGAAACGGACGAGTTGAGCGATCCGGACGACTGCGAGCGTGAGGACGAAGAGGAGGATTGCCAATAATGGGCAAGTACCTAGTTGAGCTATGGTTAGATGGCTATGAGAATGAAGAAGAAAGAGAGGAGGCAGAACTTGCCTTTATCGAGGAGCAACTCAACTTCTCGGCTTCTTCAGTTAAGGTTACTAAGGTGGAGGACGAAAAGTGAAACCATTTTTACATGGCAAGGTAAGTGTGAAAAAGTTCGGAGGAATTGAGTCCGATTATCAAAAAATTCACGACTGGTTTGACCAAACTAAGGCTCACTTCCCCGACATGAGGCATAGAGCCATCCTGCACAACTCGTTCGGCATCTACCTGTGTGAGCAGCAGTTTGGAGAAGGCATCATCAACTCTGACGGCAAACATGTCTCTGTCAGAGATATCGCTGAACAGCACGTCATTGACGACATGGGCAGGATTCCCACTGTCCAAGACTATTTACAGGGCATGGAATTTTATAACTGGCTGGGAGGACCTAAGCGTGTCAAAAGCAAAATCGACTTTGATTGATAAGGAACTTAAGAAGAAACTCAAGGACTTCGAGGACAAGCAGGCAGAGATCAGCAAGGCAGGAAAGACGCTGGCTGATGACGTTATCGGCACTCTGAAGGACCTTATTACGTCCTCAAACCTCATTGAGGCCGCACAGTGGAAGCAGTACACTCCCGGCTTCAACGATGGAGACGCTTGCGAGTTTAGCGTCATGGACATCGAAGTTAAGCTCTCCGAATCTGTCATGAAGGAGTTCGAGAACCAGGAGATTGAGACAGTCGACGAAGAGTTTTGGGACGACTACTCGCTCAAGCTCTTCTTGAAAAAGCACATGGATGTTCTCAACCATGAGCAGCTGGGTCTCTTGGAAAGTCAGATCGAGGCCGTGAGCGAGCTGCATGGAGTACTCTCAGGCATGGAGAGCGAACTGGAGCGCAGGTTCGGCAATAACATGAAGATCACGCTCACCAAGAAGGGCATTGAGACTGAAGACTACGACTGCGGCTACTAAGCCTCATTCCTGGTATAATTAGGACATGATTTGTAAGGATTGTGGTTTAAATTTACCTATTAGCAAAAAGCCTAATTTAAGCGGACGTTGTCTACCTTGTAGACGCAATGCAGCTAAATCATCTAATGACCCAAATACTCAATTATATCAAGCTACTTATAGAGAAAAGCACCGCGAAAAGCGCAACGCGGACAAGAAAGCTTGGTATGAAGCGAACAAGGCGCGCAAAATAGCCAGAGACAAGATAAACAAGGCTAACAATCCAGAGTTATATAAAAGAATTCAAAATGAATATCAGAAGAGGCGCTGTCGAATTGATCCTCAGTACAAATTAAGAAAGTTACTACGACATTCTCTCAAAAGAGGTCTCTTCAGTAGTTCTAAGTCTATATTAGACTTAATAGACTGTACAATAGAGGAGATGAAACTGCATATTGAATCTCAATTCACACCTCAAATGACATGGGATAATCATGGCAAGGTCTGGCACATTGATCATATTAGGCCACTTTGTTCCTTTGACTTAACTAATGAAAATCACATTAAAGAAGCAACCCAGCGAAGCAACCTACGTCCGATGTTGATAGAAGAGCATCTAAAAAAGTCGGCAGAGGATCGCAAATGGAAGATTTGAAAGCTGTAGCAGTAGAAAATTTAGAAGTTTTAGAGCGCAACTGTCCAAGATGTGGCGGCAAGTCTGCTAACCCTAGTAATCCGGCAGGTAGATGTCGTCATCATTTGACAAAGTTAGCTCATGACAAGAAGACACCTGGAAGCTGGCAGAGAGCGCAAACAAAAGCTGACGACGCGCTTCGCCGCCAGAAGGGCAAGAATGGCACAGCACACAAGAAGTCTTCCGGTCTCGGCTCTAGAGCTAGTATCGTCAAGCAAACAAAATCAGCAGAGAGAAAGACTGGACAGAAACTGTCACCAGATCGCAAAAACAATGCGAAAGGTTATGCCGCAAGTAACACCCGTATGGTTCCAGAAAAACTTAACCGAGGTAGGCATCACGTTGACGGTAAAAAACTTAGGGCGTGGCAGAAAAGGCTAAAGAAGTGTGATACCGACTACGAAGAGTTTTACACTTATCTTCTAGCCAAAGCACAAACTGACACTGCTTTGCTCTCCCTCCTAGAAGACATGCATCCAAACGATGTCGCCAACTTTATCAACAACGAAGATATTCCTGAAGAGCCTCTAAAAAAAACTGAACTTTTAGGTAAAGAGGCTGCAACTAAGCTCCCTGCTCACCTGCAGGGACCTCATAACATGCCAGCCATCCACAACGAGATAGGCAAGACTCACACCGTTGAGATCCACCCCGATATTGACCACCTTTACAATGTAAAGAACTTCGCTAAGCAAGACCCAAGAGGCAAAGTTAAGGTTGGAGACATCAAGCGCAACGCTGGCTTAAAGCACATGGCGGATAAAGTTCCGCGCGATGCCAACGGCTGGGTAACACCAGATGCCATTGATAAGCACATTGAAAGCTTGCCTAAGCAAAAAGTTAATGTTAAGGTGATGCCATACAACATGGGCTCACAGCAGCACAGAGAGCTTACCGGCGATAAGCAGCAGTACGTCGCCTCAATGAGATTGCACCCAGAGACCTTAGAGGGCATGAAGCCAGAAGAAAGAAAAGTCTGGGAAGACATTAAAGATAGTCAGCACAACCTGGGCGCACGTGGTTCGGAGGATGAAGGTCCCGAGGGCGTCGGTCACCAGTTTGGGTGGGCTAGAATTGACCCATGGAAAGCCTACACAGACACTGTGCAAAGCCCTAACGGTCATTATCATGATGATGATGTGCAACACGAACCCAATCATGGTCATTGGCATGTCGATGAGATTCAGAGCGACTTCCAGAATAAGGATAAGATTGGTAGTCAGAGTAACCCCGAAAACCAGTTGCATGACGACATCGATAGAGACAGCGAACATCCGGTGCGTAAATTTAGAGACAAAGCTGAAAAGGCATGGGACACATTCATGTCAAAGCACGGCCATGAGATCGACGGCAAGGAAGACGAGCCAGAGTATAAGGCATATCAGGCCGCGAGGAAAGACTACGAGGACGAGTTTAATAAATACCTCCAAGAGAAGCAAAAAGGGATTAAGCCCATAGATCCAAATGCTATTCATAAGCATCTGTCTCACGGCCATGATGACCCACAGCACGCTATTCACTCAGCCGTAAATGCTCTGGGTCGCAAGATGGGTGTCAACTCCATGTCCATGGATACTCCAGAGGAGCAAGCGTGGCAGAGCGGATTAAATACTTCTCGTAATCCCAGAGGCAACTTGGACCAGAACCTGTATCAAGACCATCTTAATGATATGGTCGGTAGATATACTCCGGAAACTCATGATAGATCAATTGAAGAAAGCAAAGATAACCCGTATTTGAATAGTGCTTTAAAGAAATTGGGCCATGAAGGAGTGAAATCTGTTATGAGTAGCGTGGGAAATAACGCTGATGATTACGACTGGTGGAACGAAGACGATAATCCAGACTCGGCAGAGTATAAGTTTAGTAAGTTGTCTCACCCTGAACAGGACATGTTGCTTGAATTTGTGAGACAACGCATACCGGACTTTGACGACTACGGTGGCGGGCATAATCCTTCCGGAGAAGATCCTGAACTCCCTGTCCACCAACAACTCACCTATGATAAGCGCCCTAAAAAGTTAGGCGCAGAGAATAAGTCTAAAGCTGAAGTGCTAGGCGATGATCCTCAGGACAAGGCGTCTCAGGTACAGTATATGAAGCTTCATAAGAAAATTAAACTCATACGCGACTTGGTAAAGAAAAATGCTGAACATTCAGAAAGCTAAAGACGAGCTCAAGGAGTCTTCCTACCTTGAGATCCAGAAGAAGACCGCGTGGACCTGGGCATCCAGAGCCGCTGCGTCCTACGATCTTGCGATCGAGGAAAAGAACACTCACCGCAAGGTGGCTGTATTCATGGTTGCCGAAGAATACCACCACGAAGCTATCGAGCATGCCGCTCTGTACGAAGATGGCGGAGACCTTCTAAAAGAAGTCGACAAAGAGCTCGAACCTTTTAGAGACCGTGCTACAGCAGACCTTCACAACTCCCTCAAATAACTACTTCCTAGACAAGATCGAGTTCGAAATCTTGTGGCAATTCACAGACGAGAATTTAGCTATTCCGCACTTCAAGAAGTTTCGCGTTTGTGGACATCAACCAGGTCATCACAAGAGTCCTCGCCTGTTTAAGGATAGAGCGTTCATCGATACGGGTTGCGGTAAGGGAAATCGCCCGCTCACGTGCATGGTTTACCCAGGTAAGAAGTATTGGCAGAGCAAGTGATATAATAAGGCTATGAAAACACTCTCTAACGGCCAGTGGGTTGACAACGTTCCTGAAACCTCAATAGAGTCATTCGCTAAATCCTACGTAGATAAGCATGTCTCAGAGGAACTTCAGAAGAGCTCTGAGACAATCTTGTTTCGCCGCATAGAAGATAAGTTCGTACTGCCTAAAGCACTCAGGAAGCCATTCCTGGATCTTCTAGATAAGAACCTAAAAACTGACTACCCTGATGGTGCTACGAAGTACAACTTTATGAAGAGTACCTACTTTGACTCTGCTAACTTTGACATGCTTAAGCACCACGCTTCTAAGGCGACATCCAGGTTCAAAATAAGAACTAGAGAATATGCCCCAAATGGAAAGCTTCACAAGTCTGACTTTACCTACATGGAAGTTAAGGCCAAGAGTGGGAATGTAACAGATAAGTTCAGGTTGCGCGTTCCTAAGGAAGATGTGGAAACCTTCAAAAAGGGTGCACCCATTACTGCTACTGTTAAGCTAATTAAAGCCAATCCAAGCATCGGCGTCACAGAGCTAGTGAAGCGCATAGCAGACATTAACCAGTCCATGGAGTTGTTTCATTTGAGGCCATCTTGTGAGACGTCGTACAACAGAAAAGCTTACACGGATGGGGCAGTTAATGATACCGGACTCAGGATAACAGTTGACGAAGATGTCAACTATAAGATACTGGACATAATGCCTAGTAGCGTTAGCAGTGACTTGAACAAGGCCGGTGAAGAACATAATGCCTTAGCGAACATGGTTAGCGGCTTTAATCCTAAGGACCACGTGATAGTAGAGGTGAAGCACCAAGGTGTCGGCTATCCAGACTGGCTTACTAAATTCTTGAACGACAACAAGCTTCAAAAAACTAACCTGTCGAAGTACTGTTGGTCTCTCACTAAGCACGCACTCAAGAAGTAACCTTGTTACTCTTACTGAGATTTTCTTGCCAAGTTAACAATTGAAGATTCCAAGGGACATGAAGTCCGCATACGTCTTTACCGCGCAATGGAATTATGTGATCCACGTGGAAAGCCTTACCATCTTGATTGAGCCAAGCAAGCTCTTGAGCCAATGTATAGAACTCTTGAATCTCTTCAAGATGCTTATCAGTTAACCATTCAGGTGTAGCTTCATTCTTAGCTGCTCTATATCTAGCATATAAAGCATTGCGCTTATCCGGGTTGGCCTTTCGCCAAGCGCTAGATCTAGCCTTTACTTCTTCTTTGTGTGCCTCGTACCAGTTCTTTTCAAGAACCTTAACACGCTCAACATTATCGCCTTTATACTTCTTGTTAGCGGCCAACTGTTGTTCTTTGTGGGCCTCATACCAAGCCTTGTAAAGCTCTTTTTGCTGAACCTTGTGAGTATCGCGATAAGCTTTCTTCGCAATCTTACGACACTCTGGGCAGCGCAGTAAATCTTTGGAATACTGGTGTAGACCTTTTTCACATGTCTTCATCTGCTTATTATACCATAACTACTTGATATTATTCCGATCCTATTATCCCACAGGAGAAATTATGGCATTAGGCACAGCGATATTTCTTATATTTATTATCTGGTTGGCTATCAGAATGTGGCCAGTAACATTGGCCATTTTGACTGTTGTAGTGCCGCTAGCTGTTTTGTCATTTGTTTTGCTTTTATGTTATGCCGCGCACGAAGATCATCAAAGAGAAACAATCGATAGACAAGAAAAGCAAAATCAAGTTATTCAACAAAGAGCTGCTGAAGAAGCTCAAAGAAAGCAAACCGAAAGAGAAAACAAGGCTTACGAAGCCTCTAAACAAATCACGCCAAAAACAGAGAGTGTGCCCGCCATTAGACTTAGCATGACCAAAAGTCAAGTATTTAAGGCCTATGGAACACCAGACAGAATAGAAGAGGACGTAGATTATTGCGCTGGCTTTGACCGCAACAATAACTGCATCGTGTCAAAAACCACAGAGATGTGGTATAACACAAAAAGCTTCTGCGAATACTATCCACCAAGCGACACTCCTGGTTATGGTCATTTTTCCGGTGGATACGGTAATTGTGAAATAACTATAAAGAATAACAATGTTATAAGTTGGACTGGTTTTGGGCATGCCTTTGATAGTAAATATTCACCCTAATTTAAGGTAACAAATAGTATGAGTAAACAATCAGCAAAAGAACTACTAAACAAACTTAACGTCGAGCAAGAATATCCCGATCTTAGCCCTGCTCAGCAGGCGTCGATTGTGCATGATCGACTTAAACGAGATCAGCAGCAATACGACAAAGTTAAAGAACTAGAAAAACGAATTGAAGAGTTAGAAAACGCCCATGACTCTGACTGTACTTGCAACGATTGCAATGACGGAAAACTAACCTAATTTGCTTAGGTATTGTGCCCTGGTATAATCAAATCATGACGACGCAATTGTTCACAAACAATCAAATCTTAAGGAACCTCTCGAGTTCCAATGCGTCATCGTATAGTCTCTTTAATAGAGATTAATATACAGGCCACCTACCCGCTTACGTAGGTACAAATAAAAGTTAAGATTGGGAGATAACGCTCAGGGTGAAACGTGACTGGCTGTTAACCAGATCTTGGGGATAAAACCCCTTAGGCAGGTTCGATCCCTGCTCTCCCAGCCAAATATGCCCACTAAGCTAACCTAGTGGAAGCGTCTCCCTGAAGAGGAGAAGATCGTTGGGGCGGAACCAACAGTGGGCACCAAGTTAAAAGAAAGGGGTTTGAGACAGACGGGGCATCGCAAGGGAAACCTTGAGGAACGTCGGAGCGGCAAGAGCAGCGTAGTGGTTAACGACCATCCACCGCGAGGTGAGGATTAGAGCTACAGGAACGTAACCGTTTAAGTGCGGGTTGAAACGAGCAATCTCTACGTGACGCAACCTAAAATAGGTCAACCATACTACTGCTCGTAGTGTTGACGGGTATAGGGCTAGAGGTCAGCAGTAATACTGATCCCAGATGAATGATGTCACAAATACAGAACTCCGCGTATAGTCTGTCTCAATACAGTTTATGAAGATCTGCTCTATAGAAAGATGCGGTAAGAAGCACAAAAGTAAAGGGTTTTGTAATAACCACTACATCAAGTGGCGCTATACAAACGACGAAGAATATCGTCAAGGTAGAATCTTAAAATCCGCAAAAAGAAAAGCTGAATGGTTGAAAGAAAATCCGGCAAACAGGGCAAGACATAACGCCACCAATCTAAACTCCATGAAAAAGCGTTATGACTCTAATCCTGATTATAAGAAAAACGAACAAGAAAGAACAAAGAATTTTCGTCGAGAGAAATACAGTAGAGACGAAAAATTTCGGCGCAAAGAAAAAACCGCCGCTACCATGAGAAAGAGACACATTAAAGTTGCCACTCCTAAGTGGGCAAATCTCGATGCGATAAAGAATTTTTATGATGAAACTCCTGAAGGTTTTCACGTAGACCACATCATTCCGTTACGCGGAGAAAATGTAAGTGGACTTCATGTAGAGTACAACCTTCAATATTTGAGCGCCGAGGAAAACCTGATAAAGGGTAACAAAGTTTAAATATGAACGGATTATTAGTAGCAGCCGCAGTGATGTCGGCGACTATAAACGTAGTAGGAGTAGTACCGCCAATCATCAGGGTCACTCCTATTAACAGCAGGTGCGAGGATATCTACGCGAACATAGATGTCACCGTGACAACGATAGAGGCTACAACAACGTGCAAGGCACTCGTTCACTGCAAAATTTGCAGCGATGGTATCATAGCAGTTGGGACACAAGAATAAAGTTTGGAAGATCAATCAGAGCGGCCTCTGACTCTGCCTTGAAAGCAGGTGGTACCCCTAAGACGGGTATGGCGATCGTCACGTCGGTCTTCCTCCAAATATGCAACGGTAGTTCAAATGGCTGAAGACGCCTGACTGTAAATCAGGTCCCTTAGGGTTAACACTGTAGGTTCGAATCCTACCCGTTGCACCAAAATTAGGAGAAGTATGTCTGATACTCTGTTTACGTTCGATGACGTTCTGATTATGCCAGCCGCTTTCTCCACAGTGCCTGGTCGAGGTGAAGAGTATGTGAGCC